ATTCTTGGAAATAATGATGTATTAGTGTTTCTAGTAATCTTAATTTTTTTGTATTTATTATTTCAGAAGACATCGTATTAACACAAATTACTAAAATAAATTTACCACGTTTTATTTCTCCTGTTGCATAATTAGCATCACGTTCAGCAATATATGAGGTTATACCCAATTTTACCGCATCATAAATGTCATATGCTTCATGAGTACGAATATAAATATAATGCAATTTATTATGATTATTAGATATTGACATTCTAGCTGTACTAAATTATTACTATTAGAAATAGTTATTAGAAAATCAGTAAATAAATTGTAAATTCAATTTTATTAAACATTTTTTAGTTTAAAAATATTTCATCATACATTGCTAATAATAATACAAAATGTCTTTTGATAATAAACCTTTAATAGAGGAAGGAATCTATTTACTACAAGAAGAAAGATTTATAGAAACAAATAAAAATATTTACAAAATTGGTAGAAGTGGAAATATTTATAAACGTGTATCTCAATATGAAAATGGAACTATTGTTTATCTAATGATTGCTTGTAATAATTCCGAAACTATTGAAAGTAATTTAATAAATATTTTTCATAAAGATTTCAAAGGCGTTAAGTATTATGGTAATGAATATTTTATGGGTGATTTACACGCTATGAAAGATACAATTATTGAATACATTAAAACAACTACTGATAATGATATTAAACTAATCAATATGGACATAAAAATTGAAACCGTAGATAAAGAAAGCGATTTGCATATTCCAAAATATCAACAAGAACTATATAGTCAAGCAGAATTAACAATTATCAAAAGAAATACTAATCATAGTAATAATGATATAGAATCTGAAACAGAAACAGAGGATGCGGAAGAAGATGAATTTATTGATTGTCAGGAAGAGATTAAACCAACTATTAATAATGCTAATACAATTAATAATTTTAATCTTAATAATGGTAATGTTATAATAAATTATACTATAAGTGATAGAATATGTCCTTGTGGTAAATCATTTAATAAACCTTGTTTACTAAGACGCCACCAGAATGGTAAGCTAGGTTGTATTCCGTATATGCAATATCTAATAGCAAAAGAAAGGCAAACCGTTAATATAGCACAAAATACTCAAGATAATAATAATGATGATGATAAACCTCGAGAAAAACCTAAAAAGGGTTTTATTTGCAAATATTGTAATCGTAATTTAGCTAGTAAGTTTAGTATGCAACGTCATCAAACTACTTGTAAAAATAATGAAGATAATAAAAATAATAAACCAGAAAATAATACTACGGATATAATTAATAATAACAATATAAAATATTTATTAGAAAATATTGTAAATAATATGGGCAACAATATAGGTGTATTGGATATTAAATTTGGTGATTGTTCTATTAAATATACTTCAAATAATACTAGTTCTTTGCAGTAAAACTTAATAATAGGAATATTAACAAATACATTATTTTATTCTATCTAAAATTAAATGCTTACTAAAAATATTTTTTTTTTTTGATTTATATAATTATAAGAGATGTTTCTAGAATAGTTTTTCCAAATAACTACTAATTATTACTTATTCTATAATATACTACATCCAAACAATAATAAATATATGAGATTACAAAAATTTTTATAAGATATAGAGTCTCTCCCCCCCACCTATTATATATTATGTAAATTGTAAAACATATTTTGTAATGTCCCCTTATTTGCTAGGGCTGGTCAAATAAACTACATTACAGTTATAGTGTGAAATTACAGAATAAATATGTGATATTATACACTTATACTTAATAGCAAGCTTAAACCACCTATTATATAAGTAATAATAATATATGAAATATTAATATAATAAAAAACAATTTAAAAATCTAACAAATAAGTAGGATAATAATATACATATATTTGTCATAAAAGGTAATATACAAAACATAATGTCAGATAGAATATGTCCTTGTGGTAAATCATTTGCTATACCTGCATTGCTAAAACGCCACCAGAATAGTAAGCTAGGATGTATACCTTATATGATGTCTTTAGTTTCACCAAAGCACGAGATGCACATAGAACATAAAAGAGAGGAGGGAGAGAGAGCTAAGGTAGTCAAAGAATTTTTTTGTAAATATTGTAATCGTAAATTAGCTACTAAGTTTAGTATGGAACGTCATCAGACTACTTGCAAAGATAATAAAGATAATGAATATAATGAAGATAATAAAATAAAACGTGATATTGCAGAGATTACTAATAATACTATTAATAATACTAATTTTAAAGGTTTTTTAGAAAGCTTTGCTAATTCATTTGGTAATAATTTATTAAAATTTGAAATGGATATTACAACAGGTAAATTTGCATTTACATATTTGAATGATATTGAACACAGCAGTTTAATTGCTTCCCCAGAATTAATTAATAATAAATCACATTCTAATCCAAGCTTACAATCTAAAGACCTAATATCTAGAAATCTCAATATCCCAGAATTAGAATTTAATGATGATACTAATACTATTACTGTACCACAAACTAATATGCAAAATAATGTAAATAATACTGGTTCAACTGGTAATACTACATCTACTAGTAAAAGTGGAATAATTACTAATGCAAATAATTCAACAAATCCAACAATTAATAATATAACTAATAATATAACTAATAATAATGGTATAAGTGATAATGTACCATATGTATATCCATTTGGTTATGAAAATATTAATTTTCTAACAGAAAATGAAGTAATAGATATTTTGAAAAGTGATAATGGAGCAGTTTTAGTTTTAGAAAAAATCTATTCTCAGATTGAAAATAATAATTTTATGAAATCAAATAAAAAAGATAAATTTATGATGTATATTAATGCACCTAACAATATTGCATACTGTAGTGATAAAGAATTTATATCCAAATTATATGACCAAAGCAAACTATTATTATTACGTGTATATTATCAATACTATAAGAGATTAACACCTAAATATCAACATATAGTATGGCAAAATATGCAAAAAATAAATGATACATTAGATAGTAAGCCACATTCTATTGGAGAAAAATATACATATATAATAACAAAAAATTCAAATGATATTGAATGTAAAAAAGCTTTTCAAAATCTTAAAAAAGGTATAGAAACTAAAGAGAGCCCAATTTTAAAAAATAATACTATTGCATTTAATATATCATTATCACATATTTCATCATTACATGATGAATTAGCAAATACTACATTAAATATTGAAGAAATTAATCAAATTTGGGAACAATTACATTCTGATGAAAATGCATCTTATGAAGAATTTGAAAATGACCTTACATTACATCGATTTGAAGATACTCCAAGATTTAAATTAATACAAACACTTTTACAAAAAGAATTAGAATATAAATACAAACAAAACTATAATATTGGTGATATCGATAATTTTAGTAAATATGTAAAAACACGTATTGATAAAGAACTTATTCTTATTAGAAGAACATTTTCAGATATTTCTGAGGAATATATAAAAGAAATTAATAATCTATTAATTACTAAACCATTTGAAGATAACTTTAGATATTTACAAGGATTAAAACAATTATTGCCAAATAATAACAAAAACATAGTAAAAACATAACAAAAAACCTATATATTTTCAACTAATATTAATTTCATAATTGCCGTCAATTTCTATAATATCGATTTTATATTTTTTCATAAGTTTCATTAAAAATGTTCTCTTACTATCATCATTCTTATTTTCCAAAGAACTAGTATATTTTGTACCATCAACATTTGTTTTATAAAGTTTATATTGTGTAAGACTATATCTATATTCTGGAAGATTAAGATATTTCTCTACTATTTTTGTAATAAAATCTTTCAAACTTACTATAATATCCTTATCAACACCAATAAATAATCCTGTTGATGGTATCTCTTCTCTAGCTTTGCAATATTTCATTATCTCTAGAATTATATCACGCATTATGATAGATTTCATATCATCAACTATTTTTGTTATATTTTCAGAAATAGGTATTGTATTTGGTAATAAAGCTTTTATAACTTCTGCTAATGTATTATTACGTAATGTAGCTATTACACCAGTTAATACTTGATTTGATTCTAGTAGTGTTTTTTTATACATATAGCCAAATTCATTATAAAAACCATATCCTCTTTCTAGATTTTTCAAATAATTCATTGCTATAATACCGCATTTTTTATCTTGCAAATGCGACCCATCACGTAATGTACAATATTCCATTCCAATTTCAACATTAATTATATCAATTAAATCCATTATTGATTCATTAAATAATTTATTGTACTCAACTGGTTTTTTACCATCAATAGATACATTATCTATAAATCCAGTATTATTTATAGACTTATCTTTACCAATACATTTATCCTTAGATATTTCATAGAATAAAGATTCTAATCTACTAAAACGCATTTTAGTATTATATTTAATTGTTATACATTTACCCAATTCTGCTGTTCCGATAACTAATTCATTGTCTCCTAGAATACAATTTAATTTCATATTTTTATAATTAATATTAATTTTTGATTTAGTAGATGAAACAATAAGCTCTAATAATTTTCTATTTACTGTATTTGTTTGTGGTTTTTCTTTATGTGTGCTTCTAGAATGTCTAGTATTACTAACACTTTTACGACTACGAATACGATTATTATATCTAGATGATGCATAGCTGTTTGCACCACCTAATTGCTTACATATTTTTTTACTATACTTATTATATATACTATTTATTCTAGACACCATTTAATATTATCATATATAAATTACTATATAATTACTATATAATTATTCTAGATGATATGAAAATCTTATAAAAATATTTTACAAACTAAAAATCTAATAAAGGTTTATTTGCTTCATCAATCTCTTCCAACTCTTCCAAACTAAGTATATTCCCAGAATGTAATGCATATTTTTCTACTCTAGCCCTTGTTTGTTCTATAAATTCTTCATCACTTAAAACCTCTCGAATACGTAATTTAGAATCCATCAAAATCTGTACTATTTCATCAATTTGTTGTGTCTTAGTAATATCTAATTCTCGTACTTCACCAGTTCGAATATTCATCAATTTAAATTTACGCATTTCATATAATTCAACATTATCTTTTAATTTTTGTAATTTTTCCAACTCACTTATACTAATAGCCGTTTTAGCTTTTGCTTTAAAATTATCAAATTCCATCTGTGATTGTTCATTGATTTTCCGCCACATCCAAGCATACATAACCACCTGCAACATATGCTCATTACTTAACATATCAACACATTTCAACTCCCATACTGTATCGACATCAATACAATCCACACGTGCGGATAAATTTACATTTCCATATAATTCCGTTTTATATATAAAACATTTATTACCTTGTGAACTTTCATCTAAACCTAAAACAAATTCAAATTGTGTAATTTTATGTCTATCTAGAACACTATCAATATTACGATGACATTTATGCACCATTTCCAACTCCAACCAATCATATTCAGTAATCTGTTTCAACTTATAATTATAACCTTCAGTAGCACACAAATATATATTTGCCAACAATAACCAATCTGATACACCTTCCAATCGATGTTTTTCCCGTAGTTTATCAATATATTGTACAATAAATGCGTGATTTTTACCTTGATTAGACATAATACAGAATTTTCTAATCAAATATTTCCAAAGATAATTAATATTTGGCTGTTCCTTAGAACCACTAAACAACATAGCCGGAATTGCAACCCCATTGATATCACATACTTGTTCATGCGTATTTTGCCCAGTCTTGATATCTGCTGGTATTCTAGCAATATTATTTTCTTTAATATCTTGTGTAATAGTGAATACACCAGAAACTAAGTCTGCCAGAATAGCCATTGTACTTTCATCAATAAATTTTACCATATCAGTAATACTTTTATTATGCTCTATAGGACGTTCATTTTTCATATAAGGTTTATCACTATCAATATTACGATGATTGTCTAAGGAATCATGCCGGCACATATCAACATAAGGTAAATCACGAATTTTCGAATGCGACATTTTTAGAAAAGGTAATGACTGATTGCGGTCTATATGTTCAATAACTATTAACTGATTCGATGCCCGTGTAGTTGCAACATAAAGCAAATTAGGGCAAATAATCAAAGAACTATGTTTATCTTTGAACATTTCATAATAAGACGTATCAAATCCAAAGACTATTACCAATTTACGTTCGCGACCTTTGGATTGATGGAATGTCGTAAAAACGATTTTATCCTTAATAATACGTTCATCTAGTTTGGAATCTTCCGATATTGGTACAAAACATAATAGGCCTTTTGCAACTAATACATTCTCCAAATCCTTTATACGTTGATTACGCAATGTTCCTGACAATATAAAAATATCTTCTGCCAGATATCCTTTAGTGTTCATTTCAGAAACAATTAAATTACTAACATAATCAGTTAATTTCTGATAAGGATATTGTATGTACTTAACTGGATTACCTTCTTTTAATGCCCTAATACGTGGATGACCACCCACCATTACGTGATTAACAAAATTTGCTATAGGTTGGGATAACCGATAACTAGTATTAAGTGTTAATTTAGTAAAATGCTGATGATTAATAAAAATCCGTTCTCCTAATGTCAGGAAACGTTCATCTGCACCCTTGAAACCATATATACCTTGATAATTATCACCCATTATACCTAATATAATATGTCTCTGTAAATCATATATGAGTTTATGAACTAATTCAAAATACAATGTGGTCATATCCTGAATTTCATCAATAATTATAATTTCGTGGGTTATACTGGATACTGGTTTATTAAGTGGTATTTTATCTTTTAAAATAGTTTGGATACGATCATCAGTATATGCTGTGTAATCATAATAAGAACAAGCTAGACCATGAAATGTAAGTACTTTTAGATTAGTTAAATTATGTTGTTTTGCTTTTTTTTCAACTTCCAGTTTAAGGGCACGATTATATGTAATTTGTAATATTTTCTTATCAGGAATTTGACTCGCAATTCCTAGAATAGTAGTTGTTTTACCTGAACCTGCCACTGCATTAACTGCAACATTTTCACCACGTTTAATAGCATCTATTATTAGTTGTTGTTCTTCACTAGGGGTGAATAATACTGGTTCGGTTTGTGTAGAATGTTTATTAGCTTTTGGTTTGGTAGCTTTTGGCTCTTTGGGTACTCTAGGTTTCCGGGGTGTTTTTTCAGTAGTAGTAGTTTTCTTAGTTGATTTAATAGGTGGTAATAATTCGTCCATTTCTAGAATATGTGTTGATTCTAGTAGGTATAATATTTTTATATTGAAATTAAATTATTCATATTCAAATTCATATTCAAATTCATATTCAAATTCATATTCAAATTCATATTCAAAGAAAACACAAAAGAAAAAGATTAGCTAGAATGAAAATCAAAATGAAAATATATAAAAATAAATATATCAATCTAATTCAATAACTTTTTGTGGTAAATAATTAACACCATATTCCCCCGGATAACCCATAGGATTTGCATAACATCGCGTTTTATCTAGCATAGTATCAATATGGGTATGAGTGTGTCCAAATAACCAGATATTGGTTAATGGTATAAGGTGGTCTAGATTTGATGCAAAGCCTTTAGCATATTTCATATCCCGCGGATTTTGAAATTTAGATGGTATTAATCGCATAGATGGCATATGGTGTGTCGCCACAATAATTTTATTACATTTTGCAGGATTAGATTGTAAATTGTTAAGAGTGAGTTCCAACCACTCTTTATCGCGTTTATACCAAGATTGTAAATTTGCCAATGTAATTGGTGTATGATTTTTACTTGAGATAGATGTATATATATTCCGCATATCATTCATTAATAATGCAGTTCCAAAATCTATGTCAGACCATAAAGTACATCCAATTACGGTATAATCTTCTAATGAAGCAATAGTATTATGTTCCAGAAGTGTAAATTTTGGCATTTTGGAAAAAGTATTTCTAATATAGGTAAGTGTATCTTCATATGTAGAGGAATAACTTTCGTGATTGCCCAGAACATAGAATATCTTTTCTAGAGTTGGTTGTTTATTACACCAGGTAATGTATTCTAACCATAGTGAATTTTGTTGTGTTGGAATACCAATATCACCTAATAGAAATAAATATGGTGCTTTTATATTATCTGGATTTAGAAGATGTTTTGGAATAGTAGAGTGATGTTCTAAATGGATGTCAGAGATTACTTGGATACGCATTCTAGCAGATATGTTTTAGTTATGTTTAGTTATTTATAGTTAATCAATTTTTTATATAAAAATAAATAAAATAAAAACAAAAAAAAATTTTCTGTATTTTTCTTTTTCTTTGTCTATTTAGAAACTAATCTTAACAAACTTAGATAAGGTGGTGAAACACAGAAGGTGTTTTATTGGGTCAGGCCAAAAACTCCGCGACGGCAGTCTCGATGTCAAAGTTCGGGTCGAACACGATGGTTGCAAACAGCTCGTCGATGTACATATCGACGTTATCTGCATCTGCATCCGCGCCCGCGTCTTCGAGGTTGTCTTCGTCGTCGTCTTCGAGGTTGTCGAACTTTGCGTCGTCGTTCAACTCATCCAGCAGACCTGCAGGCATACCTGCAAGTTCGTGGATACCTGCCAACACAGCCTTTACCAAATCCGCATCGAGAGCTTCGTCGGCAAGGAGCTCTGGCTCAACCAGTGCGGCCCCAACTGGCTCTGCGTCAACGGGTGCGGGCATCTGAACAGCAAAGTTGTTGGAGAACAAGACATCAAACAATGCATCAAACTCCTCCTCGGAAACGGTAGGAATGTAATGGGTCGTAGACACGTGTTCGTTCAAAACCACTGATGTGTCTTCGCGATGGCGTTTGCATGTGCTAGAGGCCTCTTCCGAAGCACAGCGCTTGAGCGTGCTAGAGGCATCTTCCGAAGCACAGCGCTTGAGAGTACGAGTGCTAGTCTCAAACTTCGCATCCATTTCAGGATACCGTGCAATGTCGTAGAAATATAATATTTAATTTTGGTTATAGTAAAAATCAATTTTCGTTTAAAAATTTAAAAAATACTAAAAAAATAATATTAATTAGTATCCTTTAACCAACGGATAGATTTTATTACTGATTGGTTTGTTATCTAGCGAGTTATTGGATACGTACTTGGCTTTGCCAAGTACTAGCTAACCAAAAATAAGTTAAGACGGATATCTCATTAGATATATGGTGTTTTAACAATATTCGTAGTTTTAGTTATTTTTACTGAAAAAATAGCAAAAAATATTTTTTCTATATAAAATTGATTTTTTTTTATATAATAATACTGTATTATTTTCAACCCTTTCAAGGATGTCGTCTGTACAGACCTTTGCAGGAAGCTTTGCAGGAAGCGTTGCTGTCCGCACCAATGGGTCTCCTCCGACTCAGGTGCAGTCCGCACCCGCGCCCGCTCCCGCTCCCACGCAGGTTCAGGTTCGTCCATCAAGCGAGGAGATTGCAGCAGAGTTTGCACGTATTGTGCAGGAAGCACGCGGTGGTCCCAAGCCGACAACCACTCTGCCCGAAGGGATGCACTGGGCGTCTGTCAACGGGAACTGGATCAGACGCCACAACCCGCACACACTGCCGGAGGACATGAGGCGACCCAAACCCATGTCGGGCTTGATCAAGCGCAAGGATGGGACTCTCGCCCTGCGCAAGTCGCGCAAGTAGAGTGTTGCCCATTTTTTATTTATTCTTGATAGTATTTAAATTTCTTTGAGACAAGATAAGAAAAATAAAAAATGATTTTTTTTATAAAAAAATGAGCTTATTACAAATGATTTAGTCATCACGTGTGAGCCAGATTCTGTTATCAGGCCCCTTGTCCTTTTTTGCGTTCGGCGCTCTCGGCGAGACCACGATCCGACCACTTGTAAAGAACCTCGTAAATCTGATCCTCCGTGAGCCACATACCAACTTCGCGAACAAAGTATAGCTTCTCCGGACTTGGCTCTTGCACCGGGGTGGTGCTAGTCGCAGTGGCGATAGAGGCAGCGAAGTTGCGAGACATTCCGTGAAAGGCGATCTTGAATATAGTATTATAATTTATAATAATTTATAATCAAATTTTGTTATTTTTCTGTTTTTGCTATAAAATGCTAAACGCTAAAATCTTAAAAAAATTCTTTGAAAAATGGTTATCATTAAAAATAGAAAAAATATATAATAAAATAGTAAAATTGATTTGTCTAATATTAGAACTATAATAATATTTATCGGAACAATAATATGCTTGAAACAGAAGTTTTTCAATACAATAATACGAAAAGTAGTCGTTGTAATTTAGAAGGATGTACAAAAAAAGTCGGTATAGTTCCAATAGTATGCAGATGTGATAAGGCATTTTGTGCAAAACATCGTATTCCAGAAACACATGATTGTACTTATGATTATAAGACTAATGGAAAACGCAAACTAGAAGAAGACAATAAATGCATTGCATTTGAAAAACTTTTGAAAATTTAAGTGATTTATTTTTTTTATTAAAATATGATAGAATAATAGAATAACATCTAAAATGGAATCTAGAATGTCAAATAGAAGCTCATCTAGAAGCTCATATAATACTTCTAGAAAAACACAAAAAAAGAAAAAGATTTAGGAGTGTAGATAATGCAAATCATGCAAACACTATGGAAGTCGAAGAAGGGAATACAGGCCTAACAAAAACTAAGCAAATTAATCCTTGTAATACAAAAAAAAAATCAGATTTACAACAACTAACTAAATATTTATCTGAAAATAATATTGAAGCGGGAAAGAAAGATTTATTTAAGTGCATTATAATGAATAATTCGTATGTAGATGTATGTGTTAGGAATTTACAAATAGATGAAAACTCATTTTATTCATTAATAAAACGTGATTTATCTCAAAGTGATGCTATTAAATTAGGAATTGCAATTGAAAAAATATTTGTTGATATTATATTGACTAATCCACAATTAAGAAATATTCGCAAAGCTAATAAAAAGGGACAAAAAGAAACTGACCATTTATTTTTAATAAAACTACGAATACTGTATATTATGCGGAAGTGAAAGGAAATTTACAATTAGATACTGAAAAAAGGCAAGCCACAATAAAAAAAATTCAAGATATTACAGAAAAATTAAAGATAGATCCAGAGTTAGGTCGAACGAATGTAAAAGCATTCTTATTTGCACCCAGATATTTTTCAACATCATTAATACCAAAAGAATTTCGTGATTCATATAAAGGAATTAATTTATTTGGTGTTAATGAATATTTACACGAATTAGAAGTAGAATATAATTTTGCAAATGAAGATGAATATAAGGAAAAATTAAATTATTTAGCACATAGAATGTTTGAATGTATTAGTTTTACTGAAATTGATAAACTAGAATTACAACGCACGGCATTAGGTGAAAGCTTTATAAAGATACCAAATGCACCTAAAAAAAATACTATTGCAATATCCCGTACTAATAATCGATTATCACAATCATTACAATCACCTAGCATACTTACAAATACATACCCAAGAGCATCTGAATATCTACAACCTATGCGATTATCATTCGATACTGCTTAATACCGAGTAATAGTATCAATAAAATTTATTCCGCCAAAAAATGCCATTGGTCTTTTATTTTTTATATTTTCTATTACATCTGATATCGATATATCTAAATTGCTATATTTAAGCAAATAACACGCACAAACCGCACAAGAACGTTGTTGTCCCATATTACAATGAATGAGAACGTTTTTATTCTGGGAAATGTATTTTTTTATAGTATCCAAAATATTTTGTTCTTCTAGAATATTATACAATCTTTCTGCTTCAAAAGGATCATCTTTAATAGGTATTCTTATATATTCTTGTTTATATATTTTTTGTATTGCTTCTGGTGGAAATGGCAAATCTAATGTACAATTTATTATTAAATCAAATAAATATACATCTGTTGTTGCATATTTATTACCTATGTATAGATAAGGTACCACCTCATTATAATTAGATATTTGCAACATTATAGAATACTAGAATACTTGTTATATAAATAGTATAATAAAAAAATTATAAAAATAACAAGAAAATGATAATCAAATGTAATTATCTATTACAATTCTTCTTCAAGATATTTTATATATTCTAGCGTCTCCTTATATTCTAAGTCTTCTAAATCTATTTTATCTTTATCTAGAATACTATTAGCACCATTCTCTTTATTTACAAAATTACTAACTACAAAAGCGTTTGCATTTACCTTTGCTTGTTTCATAGGTTTACAAAGAGTACTTAGCATTTTATAGTTGTTATAAATAATATTGCAAACTTCATTATAAGTTTCTTCTAATTCTTTATAACTTTTAATATCTTCACTAGTAATTACAAGTCTATCGTAATGTTTTGAATTATTAAGCATGTGTTCATCTAGATATAACTTTACATCTAGAATATCCATTATACCTAACAACAGTTTTTCAACAATTTTCATAATTTTCTTTATATCTTTAATAGTACTAATGGTTTTTTGCGACATAGGTAATCCAAGTACTGTAGTTTCATTAATATAATTAACACAATTGAGCTTAATTTCCAAATACTCTAAATTAAATTTAATCACATTATTAACATATTGTTCAGGGCGTTTAACCAATTCCTGAAATATCTTGGAATTCTCATATTCAATTACATCATTACTTTTAATACCTTTTAGGCACAATTCTGTAAATATCAACCCAATAATCAAATAACTAATTATATTGTCTACAGAAAATTCCATCTTTAATATTTGTGTTTGCTTTGGCTGTTTTAGTTTAAGCATAATATCATAAAGTAATTATGATAGAAGCGAACAAATATATTATAGATATATGTCTATAAATAATTCAATTTTTCATTAATTATTGCTAAAAAATAGAAAAATATTGCTTTAATTACAAATGCAATTTCGGAAAATTATTTTTAATATAAGTACAAAGAGTGTTCATATCATATGTGTTTTTTAAAATATAATCAAATTCTCTAATAAATTGGCTTTCTATTTCTGTTTTAGGTACATATTCATTAACGAAATTAGTAGCATCTTTATAAAGAATACTTGCTAGTAAATAAAATTTTGTTTTATTCATTGAATAATGTTTTGGTGCAATACAAATATGTGTTCTACTAGAATGATGACCTCTTGAATCTATAATTCCACATTTACAATTATTAATCATTTTTTTCCAAATATTACTCATCAAGAGATTATCACTAATAGGATAATTTAATCCTAGAATAGAAAGCCACCACAAATATACGTGAATATGACGACGTGTATTATGACTAGTATTCATATGAATACGAACAAATTGCACCCCTGTTCTTGAAATATCTTGAACTGCAAAATAATGTTCATTACTTGAAATTATGTTATTCATAATTATAGTATCATTCGGAATATTCATTGTAAAACATGCACGACGAAACATAAGCTCTCGCGATTTATATAGGTCCGAAAGCCCTTTGGGCTTAGGAGTAAGGTCCGCTGCACCTTCCGAAAGCCCAAAGGGCTTAGGAGTAAGGTTCGCTACACCTTCCGAAAGCCCTTTGGGCTTAGGAGTAAGGTGTTGCACACCTTCCGACTTTTCTGTTTTTGTAAATGCTATTAATGGATACATAGGCAGTAATCCCCGTGGTTCATGGATGTTAAATCTAATAAATCTATTAAATGAGAGTAGAATTTCTGCGCATTCAATATCTTCTTTTTTGTGTGAAATAGATAAATAATCCATATTTAAAAATGGTTTTTAGATAATATAAATTAAATTAAAATATTTTATTTCAATTTTTTATAAAATCATTCAATAATATGCTGTTAATAAACTTATCATTTATCCTTTTACCGAAAGCGCTACGCGCTTAGGCCACCCGACGGCTTAAAAAACTCACAAGTTCGTTTTTTTACGTCCGTTCTCCAAAAGGATAGACCAAAAATAAGTTAAGACTGATAGGTGTTATAACACCTATCCGTTGGTTAAAGGATATAATAATAAAAAAAAATATAAAAAAGAATTTATCCATTATAAAATTTTCATATCACTTTTCAAATTGAGTTTTATATCATGGTTTGAACCAGCTTTTCTAACTTTTCAATACGATCATTCAACGCTTGGAATTCTTGTCCTATTTCTCGTGGCGTTTTATTAAATGGTTTTCTTATTTTTTCTTCTAGCAGTTTCGCACAACTATTACATATTAATTTTTCTTCATTCCAATAAGTATCAGTATAGCAATTATTGGTACAATTCGTAAAATCATAGTCCAAATCATCTGGTTCCCATTCTCTAATATTACTACTTTGTAGATTTTTTATTTTTTTCAAATTAGTATTACTCTCTTTAGCTTGCTTTAATTCCTTTTGCTTTTCACAACTAGAATTTAATTCATTTGTAAGTGCAACTAAATATTTATCATCATATTGCCATGGTTTTTCACCCCATGAATCATGCCACATTTTGGGATTTTTATTTATAATACAAATTTATACAATTCTACTTTTCAATTTTTTGTTGTATAAAATAATAATAAAAATTGAAAAGTAAATTTTATTTGTATTTATAATTACGTTTCTAGTTTTCCTAATTTTCCCAGTATTTCATATATTTTTGATAATTCCCGCTTTATATCAATAATATCATTTATTATTTCTCTTTTTGTTTTATTGAAAGGTTTTCTAATCTTTTCATCTAGCAAATCATTACAAGATTTACATAAAAAAGGATCATATCCATTACGTAAATAACAATGTTTCCTACAATTCTCTATATCATAATCTAAATCCGTCGATAACCATTGAACAGTAAAATATCGTTCTGATGCATAATTACATTTTTGAGTCATTTCATTTGCTAATTCATTCAAATATATATCGTTCTCATTATCTGGATTCAAACCCAAACCATTAGCCATTGCCCTCACACCCAACCCCCTAGACATTGTCAAAATAACAAAACTATTTTATAATCTTCCTATTGCTAGATATAATTTATTTATATTCTTTTTTATATTCATTTAACGTAAAACAAAACTAATTAATGAAATAAATAACATGGGACTAGAATTGCGAAATGATAGTAAATTATGTAGTAAGGATATTGATAGCGGAATTAAAGATTTATAATGTGTAGTAAAACGTATGTGTCAAATGAAATATTTATATGATTTTGTATGGGATGCTACTAGTAGCACTAAAACTTGATATTTCTTGATACTTTACGCTTATTTTTTATACTATTGTTAACTTTATATCTTCTTAATCCATTCATCTTTGCAACATATACATTCATCAAAGCCATTACATCTGATACTAGTTCTTCTTCAGGTTTTAGTGATTTTTGTTTGTTTAATACTGTTATTCTACCATTTGAATATTCTTTTATTATGTTTTCTATTAAATCATAACCAAAACGTGTTAATCTATCTCTATAAGCTATTACCAATTCATTTATTTTACCTTCTATTGCCATTTTTATAATTCTTCGTATACCTCTTTTATTTAAATTAAGGCCTGAACCAATATCTTCTATTATTTCATATTTAGGGAATAATTTTTTCATTACTTCTTTTTGTCTTTCTAAGTCATTTGATTGATTTACACTAGACACTCTAATATAACATATATTTTTTTTTTCATTATTAATTATATTATTATTAATACCATTAGTTTTTACATATTCTTGATTTTCAGATATGAATTTTTGAACATTATAAAGTCTTTTACCTCCAGGTGTTCTTATAGTTTCTATTTTCTGTTTTGTTTCCCATTGATATAATGTTCTTTGATGAACTCCTAGAATACTACTAGCTTCTTTACCACCTACAAATTCATTTTTAGACATTTTACTAAATAATTACTAAATAATATTTTTGATACTTCTTTATATTTTATATTTTTAAAGCGTCTAATATCTAATAATAAAATAATATAAAAGATTAAGAACTATAGAAAGTAGAAAATGCCATCTACTAAAAAGCCTCCAGATAAATTATGGTATCCTACACTTTTACAAGTGGCTAATAAAATACAAACTAATGCTTGGTTTGATATGAATGAAAAAATAAATCCTAGTCCTAAATCTAAGTTAGCAACTATTAGAAAAGATAAATGTATTAAATATTTGAAAACTATTAAAATACCAATTTATCCAAATCAATTTCAAAAAGATATAATTTCAAAATGGTATGAAGCAGTTATTGAAGCTTATAATATCACTAATCAGTATATAAAAGATAATAAAAGCACTATTAATATTGATTTACTAAGTATTAAAGAATTAAGACCTAAATTAAATTCTAAACTACACACCATACAAAATAAAGTAAAAAATATTAGTAAACATACTTTAGATTATTCAGTATCACATTGCATAGCTATGTATAAGAGCGCAAATACCAATTTATCAAGAGGTTATATAAAAGAATACAATATTAAAAATTTATCATTGGATAGAAATAGATATAACTTAGTAGTTGAACAATTAAGTTTTAGTAAAAAAATAAATGGATTTTCAACCAGTATATTAGGTCATATGAATTCCGAGTATAAACTAAGTAAAGATAAAATTACACATAATTGTATTTTACAATATCATAAAAATACTAATAGATATTTTTTATTAACACCCACTGATAAATTAAATAAAATTTTAACTACTGATAAAAGATATAGAAAGTGTGGTGTTGATTTAGGTATAAGAACATTTGCAACAATTTATACTCCAGAGAAAGTAATAGAAATAGGAAATAATACAAATAAAACAGTAGATAGATATCTTAAAAAGATGGATAGAATAAATAGTCAAAAAGATAGAGAAATCTTAAAAAAAAAGTTATTTGATAAAATACAGGAAAGATATAGTAATAAAATTAAAAATAGAGTGAATGATTTACATAAGAAAACAGCAGTTTTTTTAACAAAGAATTTTAAAGAAATTAATCTTGGGAAGTTTAGTATCAAGGTTATGGTTAAAAAAACTACATCTAATTTACGAGAAATAGTAAAACGGCGTGGTCTAACTTTATCATTTTATAAGTTCAATGAATTTATTAAAATAATGAGTAAAAAATATGATAGTTCAGTATCAATGATAAATGAATATAAGACTAGTATGACATGCCATGTTTGTAAAAGCGAAAATAAAAATGTAGGATTAAGTAAAACTTATAAATGTGTTAATAAGAATTGTAAGTGTGTACTTGGTCGTGATGTTAATGCTTCAATTAACATGTACAATGGGGGAATCTTAAAAGCTTAATTTATGTTAGCTTTTATCCCGTTCTTGGCCCCATCTACAAAAAACTCAGAAAACTGATAATTCGTATGAAATAGTCTATTATTGGCATTATCAAGAAATATCAAGTTTTAAGTAACGGTACTGTGTACCTTCATATGGGTAAAAATCTAGATGTAAGTATCGATACATTTCCAGATAATATCGTACAAATTACATATGATAATAACTTTGGAAGAGCTGTTGAATACTGTACTGTTCATTATCCAAAATATTTGCGTGGGTATGAAGATTGCTTTTCATTTGAAAAAATTAATCCATTTATTCGTATGGATTGCAAATATCTAGAATATATTGATACATTTGCTGAAAATATAGAAAATATTCCATTAAATACAAAAACTATTACGTTGCATAAATGTGATTGTTATACAACATATGACTTATCAAATTTCCCATATGGAATCAATAAGATTATTCTAAATGGTGGTTTGTTTTCCCAATCTTTTACTGTAATTCCTCCAACTGTTGTATCAATCCAAATTACAAACTTTTGTTCTCAATTGAATGGATTTCCAAGTTGTCTAAAAAAATTGATTATTAATGATGCAGTTGATAATTTCGATTATTGTCCCAAAAAAAGTGATTACAAAGCAAAAGTAATCGACGAACATTTTACATTTATTAATGATACGGAATTGTGCGAGGGATGTGAAGACGGTAGTACTTTGTTAAAATATAAATATAATTATAATAATACTGAATTTCCAGAAGGTTTTGAATATTTGACACTTCAATATGGCACATCATTGCATATTCTAAAATATATTACTGAAATTCCAGCAACATTTAAAAAACTGAAAATCACAAATATGGAAATGAGGGAATATTATAAGAAATACTCTGCAGATGATCAGTATTATTTGGAATTTCTTACTAAAAATACTAAACTTATTGATGATTTTGTAGCACGGTTTCCAAATGTTGAAATTATTTATCAAGATGCCAAGCAATAAATGCCAAGTAATTTGCTGTTATTTTGTTTTTTCATCTTTTTTAGCATATTTATTCGAAAAATTGATATCCCAGAATGAAATAATACTTATTATTATTATTTTACAATACATATTGCTAGATGGCTACTCAAGCACAAGAACAAGATGTATCTGTTTCAGTTTCAACGCTAGATATTATGCGGGAAGTATTGCATAAGTTTAATTTGCGATCTGCTACTACCCATAAGCTTATCCGCAAAATCGAAACTGTTGCCGAAAAGTATGGATATACTTTGGAAACTTTGCGTGAAAAATCGCTAGAAGAAGCAAAGAACATTACAGATTACGAATTTATTAATGCACCTCACACTGATACTGAGTTTTACAATATTGAATTTCTAATTCATATTGACGATTCCAATAATATTTGGGCTATCTTTCGCAGACATTTGCAAAAAGAAACACTTTCCAATGAAACCATTGAATTACTTAGTTATCTAGGTGCTGTTCGTGTATTGTTTGGAGTTAAGTTTCATACAAATATTGCGATGCTATCAGATAATGTAATTCAGATGGAATATGCTCATTTTAACAAAGATTTTAATATTGAGCGTTTTCCTAAGTATTTGCGAGGATATAAGGATAATAATTCGTGTTTGGAAAAAAATGTTTTGATTAAAATGAATGAATATGTGGAGTATATTTATACATTTTCTAAAAATTTTGAAATTATTCCATTTAATACAAAAACATTGTATATTATGAATTCTGATATCTCACATACAATTGATTTTTCAATCTTTCCATTTGGTCTCAAATATATTAATATTTATGGACCAATAGTGCAATCACTTTACAATATATCACCATCTGTTGAAAATATGTTTATTACTTCTTGTTATACACAATTGAATGAATTTCCATCAAATTTGAAAACATTGACAATTATTAATGTTTATACAGATTTTTATAAAGACGATGACTATTATATTATTAAACTATTGTTTCAGGAGTATTTCCATAATTTGGTTGAGTCTAGCAAATGTATTGACCCAATTGATGGTACTAATGTCAAAATTTATAATATTAATTATAGTAGTATTGTGTTTCCATTCGGTTTTGAACATTTAACACTGGATTATATTTATTCATTACATATTCTAGAATATGTGAATAATGTACCAGAAACATTTAATAAATTGACGATTACAAATATGAAACTCTATAGAAAATATGAAGGTTCAATTTACATTGATTATTGTTCTAAGAAAATTAAAATCAATACTGAACATCTTGCTAGTTTCCGAACGCGTTTCCCTAATATTGTTATTGAATACATTGATTAAGCATTTACACTTTTGCAACGATGTATTATTTTATATTCTAGAATATCTAAATTATTTTACTTTCTATATTTTCATTTCTATATTTTCATTTCTATATTTTGCGTTTATTTATTTTCTTTCTATTAATTAAGAACAATTATTAAATATTATTTAATCTCCTACTATTAAAATGGCTACTAAGAAGCATATGTCCAAAAAGTCAATGACTAAGAAGAACACTGGAAAGGTTGAAGGCTGGTGCATGAAGTGTAAGAAAATGATGCCTATGGTTGAACATAAGGAAGTACCTATGAAAATGAAGGGTGGTAAAACCCGCAAGCGTCTAGCTGGTAAAGATGCTCACGGCCACAATATCAGCGCTATTCCCAAGAAGCAGTAAATTTTACATTACTATTTTCTATTTTTTTACAATCTCTAGAATAAATCTAATTTATAATTAAATATAGTAATACATATACTGCTAGAATGGATTATTTACCTCCACCTAATGAACAGGTATTATCTAGCATAGATAAATTAAATCATTACAAACGAATATTTTCACACAATAAACGCCAAGATAAAACTATATTACTACTCAAGAAAAAAGAATTTGATATTTTCTATAGTTGTAAGCGAAAATATCCACTCCTAGTTGCGGAAACTATTACATATCTAACTGGTAAAACTGACCCTAACGAATCAATTATTGACCGACGGCAAATAGTAGATCCATTTCGAGAAGACCATCTAGTACCGCAAAAAAGTCAGCATACACTAAATGATTATTTAGCATATATGGAATATGGTGGTAGTATGGGTCATAATGCCCCTGCAGGACAACATAAAACTAATATAGATATTTACTATGAAACCTTCTTATTAAGTAATATTACACCGCAAGAAATGGTTTTTAATAGTGGATTATGGGTTATTATGGAGAATTGGTGTAGATTTTTACATAAGGTTCCAAATATTACTAATATAAGGGTTTTTACAGGTAGTATTCCAGAGGAAAAGGCGCATAATTTTGGGAGTATTAAAATGAATATCCCTTTAAAAATGTTTAAGATTGTTTGTTTTGAATTAGTTAATCGTCCTGGAATTACATTTATGGAGATATTAATTGCAAATAATTCTGCATATTATGTTAATCCGAAGACATTTAAATTTGATTTAAGTTCTTTTCTAGTGCCAGTTAAATCGCATGAATGGTTTGAAAATTTTACTAGTATCAATCTAGCAACTCTTCTAGAATACTATGGATATCAATCAAATGTAATTAAGCCGTTTAGAAGCGTTATATCAATGGAATTTTTTCTTTCCCCAGCAATGCAGAAATTAATCAAGAAAAGTAATTGGTTTGGATATTTAATTTACTCTCCATCACTCAGTCAGTTAGAAAATAAATGGAAAGAATGTCAAAAATTAGAAAAAGAATTTGAAACATTAGAATATCATCAACAATTTTATGAATTAACCAAGAAAAGATTAATAAGGGATAATGATAGTATTCTAGATTTAACATCATTCAAAGAAAGCAATAAATTATTTAGAAAATTAAGTAATTTTTCTTTAGGCAATAAAACTCTAACTAAAACTTCTACTATTATGAAAACATTAATAAAACATAAGCACAAAACTAAAAAGCATTAATAAATCAAAGCATTAATAAACTCTAAAATAATTTAGAATAATAAATAGAATAATAAATAGAATAATTATATTGAATAATTATATTGAATAATTATATCAAATAATTATAATAGAATATAAATAATACGAATTAAGATGAAGTTTATAAATCTATGTCTCAGTATTCCTAACTTAGATACGATAATTTTCTATCTAATTTTCGTAATACTAATACCTGCATATTTATTTGCAACATCAGATTATGAAACTCTTAAATATTATCTACCCGCACTTATTATGATTGCAGTTACCCTAACCGAAGCTGGAAAACCAGACCTTTTTATTAATCTATATCCCAATCCGTGCGATTCATCTACTACATTCTCTGGATTTCTTTCTACAAACATAATTAATGGTTTAGCAGTAGTAGGTATTCTAGCACAAGCTTTAGTAATTACTATGGCAACTAGTAGTATTACTTTAGGTTTAGTATCTGGGCTGATTACATTTGCAATTGCATTCCCTATGGCTCAACAAATTCTACCATTTTTCATATCACAAGTAGATGAACTACGTTATAGTCTATTTGGTAGCAAAGTCCTATTTCCTGGTAATTGGCACAAATATTTTACTGGATTAATATTTGGTATATTCCTATTAGGAGTTCAATATGTTATGTTAGTTGGTTTTACTAAATATATTCTTTCTACTGGTGTTGAACTAATATAAATTTACATACTAAAACCATTGCGTTTTTTGATTATTGTTTTATTCTTTTTGTTTTATAATAAATATAAATATTTATGAAATTTATTAACCTCAAATATCAACCCTAAATAAGTTATATTTTAAAAATAAAATGGAAATACAAATGGAAATACAAATGGAAGAAGGTAAAATACCAACAGTTTCAAACAAATTATTAGATGTATCATTAAGACCATCTTGGTATGGAAAAGTAAATTGGGGTGATTGGCGAAGTGTTAGCCCAAAATTAGCAGAAGAATATGATAAGCGCAAGAAAACAAGTAATATTAATGAAAATGTGAGTAAATATGTAAGTCCTGTTTATGATGAAAGATTAGAATATATTAAAAGTATTACTCAATCTAATACATATAATACCTACAATAAAAATAATACTACTACAACTCAAGATAAACACAATATAAAACAAGATGAATTTATTGTATATAATAAAAAAGGTAAAATACATTCTAAAGAATATTCTAGAAGTAAAGATAATTTTGATGCTACCAAATATACAAACGCAGATGTAGATACGAATATGGATATGAATATGGATATGGATGATTATGCATATGATATTGAAGACCAAACA